GTACGCTGAAGAAACAGTTACTAGCCGAGGCGTTAATCAGACTTCAGCACTGGAGAATTGCGAGACTTCGGCAATCGGCAGAGCACTTGCAAATGCAGGTTATGCGCCTAAAGGAAAGAGACCAAGCCGAGAGGAAATGACTAAGGTCGTTGCTACAAAAGTAGCAAAGCCACCAGTTCAAGATGTCAAGGCAGATGATCAGGATTACTGGACTACACCTGTTGGCGAATATCGTGGCGTAGTCGATGCACCTGTCACACTTGAAAAGGCTATGGAGAATGTAGCTGCGATCATGGGAACAGGCGAGGCAGTAGAAGCTCCATCATGCGAGCATGGACACATGCAATGGCGTGAGGGCGAAAAGAATGGCAAGGCATGGGGTGGCTACTTCTGTAATACAGCGATCTCATCAGCTCATCGATGCCCTACCAAATGGTACAACTTAGGCAGTGATGGAAAGTTCCAACCACAGAAGGCGAGAGTGTGATGGGTAACATCGGAATCAAGATAAATGGTGAGTGGGTCGATTTAATGTCAGCCTTCGTGCCATGTCAGTTATGCAATGAGCCAGTCCAGATTAAGAACCTGGTTGATCTATCTCAAGATGCTGTCAATGGCACAGTTTCATGGCAATGCTTGAAATGCAGCACAGTCAATGGCTAAGTTTAACTTTGATGAGATTTATAGATCTCCAGTAGATCGCCATATCTACAGCTTTAGCGGATATGGTGGCGTAGAAAATTGCTCTGACTGCGATTCATTCGTGCAGGTCAATGAATATGATCGCATTCATGATGGTGCAGTCTTATTCTTCTGCAAGAATTGTGAGAACAAGCATCACCTATGACCCAGCATAGGAAACACAGAGGTTTCCGCACAGAGCGTGTTGTCGCACAGTACCTATCGACTGTCTGGCAAGGCGCATGTGTGGGAAGGGGTAGTGGCAAGGATATTGTCAATGTACCGTTCGATGTTGAAGTCAAAGCCCGCGCTGGATTTCAACCTCTTGCCTACATTAAGCAATTAAAAGCTCGAACAGCCATTTCGGGGGAATTAGGCTTTGGAGTGATTAGACTCAACGGACAGGGTGAGGATGCGCGTGAGTATGCCGCGATAATCCGACTTGAGGATCTCTTGCCACTACTCATATTAAGATATGGTCACCTAGACAAAGAACCTACTGAGGCAGACATAGACCGATGCTCTGGATGTGGGTCATACATGATAAGGAAGTGCTTAACTTGCCAACCTATGATTACAAATGCACCAGATGCAATCTTAATCAAGAGATCAATCATGGATGGAACAATCGACCAGTGATCTTGTGCAACTATTGTAATGAACCGATGGTTAAAGTTATTGGGGCAGCAGCTACACACTTTAAGGGTAAGGGCTTCTACAGTACGGATAAATAGTTATCCACAGAAGTTATCCACAGCCGGTGATTAGGAGGAACTATGAAACGAAACACCGCTCTGAGCAGGACTTATACAAATGGATTTGACATCAATGGTACGCTAACGGCGCAGAGCCTCTCAAAGGCTCACCGCGAGCCCCATAGGGGCGTAGCTCGCGGGGTGCTAGTAGCTATTGGGATATCTCTATTGCTAGTGCCTGAAGCAGGTGGCTCTAAACCAGTGCAATATGTAACCTATAAAGAATATGCATTACATTCATTAGGCTATAACTATAAAGAGTTTAAGTGTTTAGAGATACTCTATACAAAGGAAAGCAACTGGAGACCATTAGCTCGTAATGGATCACATCATGGTATTCCTCAAGGGCGCAGTGAGTATCTATCTAGGGTTGATGGTTATAAGCAGATACAATGGGGATTGAAGTACATAGGGCATAGGTATGGTGAACCATGCATAGCCCTTGCACATTGGAAGGCTAAGGGATGGCATTAGACAAGCTGAACAGTAGGCGATACCGCGAACAGCGCGAACGCGTGTTCATGCGCGATGGTCGCTTCTGCCAGATATGTGGCACAGATGAAGGCGAGATGCACATCGACCACATAATTCCACGCAAGGTAGGTGGAGACCATAGCCTTGACAATCTTCGAGTACTATGCAAGTCATGCAATCTGCGCAAGGGTGCGCTCAATGATGGGGTTTTTTTAGCACAGACGGCTACCCCCCCTGTCTTTCTCGACTATATCTCCCCGATGCAGTCCGAACCGATGCTGGATAGTCCTTTTAAGACCCGACCCAGTCCAGACCAATGACAACTAAGCCCAGAAAGTCCAAAGCCCTACGAGGGGCAACCAAGCCACGGCTTCACAGTCCACTTCTTAAGGGCGAAAACAAGCTGCAAGATGTAAAAGACCTATGCGCAATCGTCAAGATGGATCTCATGCCGTGGCAGGAGTTCGTGCTTAAGGACATGCTAACTGTGGACAAGAAAGGCATGTGGGTTCGTAAGACAAACCTCATTTTGGTGGCTCGTCAGAATGGTAAGACCCACTTAGCCAGAATGCTGATACTTGCTCACTTGATTAAGTGGAATACCAATGTCCTAATCATGAGCTCTAATCGAAGTATGGCACTAGACACCTTCCGACAAGTCACTCACCTACTGGAGACCAATGACCACCTTAAAGGATTCGTTAAACAGATTAGACACGCCAACGGCACAGAGTCTATTGAGATGCTATCTGGAGCAAGGCTCGATGTTGTTGCAGCAACTAGAGACGGCTCTCGCGGTCGATCCGTCAATGGACTGCTCTACATCGATGAAGTCCGAGAGATCACAGAAGATGGATTTAGAGCTGCTACTCCTACAACTAGAGCTCACCCAAACTCTCAAACGCTTCTTACCTCTAATGCAGGAGACGCTTTCAGCACTGTACTCAACGACTTACGAGAAAGAGCTATCGATTACCCACCCAAGTCTTTTGGATTCTATGAGTACTCAGCACCCCAGTACTGCAAGATAGACGATCGCAATGCATGGGCTTTGGCTAACCCCTCTTTGGGATACACCATCACAGAGGAAGCGATTGAGGAAGCGATTGCTACTTCACCGATTGAGAACACGCGTACGGAGACACTTTGTCAGTGGATAGACAGTTTATCGTCACCGTGGCAACACGGCATTCTCGAGGAAACATCCGATAGCACGCTTGAAATGTCCGTTGGGGCTTATACTGTATTCGGTTTCGATGTCAGTCCGTCACGCAGGAACGGATCATTGGTCGCAGGACAACTTCTCCCAGATGGGCGGATTGGCATTGGAATCCTAGAGACTTACAGCTCACAGGTTGCTATCGATGAGCTGAAGATGGCAGCAAGTATAAAGGCATGGTGCGACATTTATAAGCCTCGCCTAGTCTGCTTTGACAAGTACGCAACCCAGACAATCGCAGATCGATTAGCCAATGCGGGTGTCATGATCGAGGATGTCTCAGGTCAGCAGTTTTACAAAGCCTGTGGAGATCTTGCAGAAGGACTAAACAATCATCGAGTAGTTCATAATGGGCAAGCAGAGTTCATTCAGCAGATGAATAACTGTGCAGCTAAAGTCAATGATTCGGCATGGCGCATCATTAAGCGAAAGAGTGCTGGAGATATCTCAGCCCCTATCGGCTTGGCTATGGTAGTTTCCAAGTTAATGCTTCCAGTTCCTAAGCCTCAGATTTATACTTAGACACACCCATAGCACATTGTCTAATTGCTTGACAAATGCTACACTTTCTGTCTATGGGTAGAATCTTGCAGACATTCGGGCTTGAACCTAAGCCACAATTACAAGCTCAGTCCGCACCTCAAGTGCTTGGTGAGTATTCACCTTATGCAATGCCGTTTCAATATGCTTTCATTGGCAGAAGCGAAGCGATCTCCGTCCCAGCACTTATGCGCTGTCGCAATCTATTGTGTGGAACTATCGGAGCGATTCCTTTAGAGCTTTATAAGAAATCTACAAATGAAGAACTTGGCTCACCTGCATGGTTAGAGCAGCCTTCATATTCACAGCCACGATCTGTAACGATTGCATGGACTGTTGATTCACTTCTGTTTTACGGGCAAGCCTTCTGGAAAGTAGTCGAAGTTTATTCCGAGGACGGACGACCATCTCGCTTTGAGTGGATTGCTAACCATCGAGTAACTGCAACACTAGATAGCACCAATACTTTTGTTAGATCTTATGCAGTCGATGG